CGCAAAGATCGTCAATCAGTCGGGCATTCGCCAGACGCTGATGCTCTGCCGTTCCGCCGGCGTAACCCCCGGATTTCGGATTGACCAGGTTGGGGTGGGCCACAGCCAGTTGGTCGGCATGAGCCTTCAAATCGGCTGGATCATCACCAGGTGCGCGTGGCGTGGCCAGCTGGCGATACATGATGTGTCGCTCGAATAGAATCTTCGGCTTGCCGTTGTCCAGGAAACCGCTACCTTGGCTTTCGACTTCGTTGACGGCCATGATCGCGGCGAGCTCGACCCGCAAGCGCGCAGCAGCGTTCACCAATAGGGCGTGCTGCAGCAGGTTCGAACAGTCCACACCAGCCAGGGCCAGAGCGGTTTTCGGCCCCGCAATACCGTCAATTACCAGCCCAACCTGACGCTGGTAATTTCGCACAGCGGATTCCGTGGCATCACCGAAATCGCCGTCCGGATCCAGACCGGCGCCGTGCAGGTTGAGGCGCTGTTGAAGTGTGCGGACTTCTTGACCGCGATCGCCGTGGCGCAAAACACTCATAGCTGATCCACCTTGCGGTTGAAGAATTGCTTCGCCAGTGCACGGGTTCCCTCAACACCGAGCAGGCCAATCACACCGCCGAAGAACGGGCCGGTTGTGGCCGGAATGCCCAGCAGAAAGAGCCCATGACTGGCCGAAAGCGCAAGGGCGCCGCACAGCGGAGCCTCAAGTAAAACCCGGCGCCAGGTGCCGCCGCCGTAGATGATCCGTAGCGCGGCGATTACACAGGCGAGGCCGCCTGAGTAGATGGCAGGCCAGTTCATTTCGAGCCAGGCAGCGAACCAGGCCCATGTATCCGGTTTGTCAGGCATGCGCGTGATTCCGCTGTCCAAGGTTGAAGGTGATGGTGTGTGTGCTTGCGATTTCGGATGACTCAATCCCATAGGTTCACCATTTGCAGCTCTGGGGCTTGCGGCGCGATATCCGGCAGCGTTACCAGAGTGCCGTGCGGAATGATCGTGCCGAAATCTGATAGCCCCGGGTTTGCCTCAAGGACTGCCTCGGTGATGCCGGCAGTGCGGCCGTATACCCGCCAGCAAATGGCGTCGACGGTGTCGCCCTGAGCGGCATACACGGAGGTCGTCATCAGATGAGCTCCACGGTGGAATGGCCGACGCCCAATAAGTCGCGAATGGCGAAGCGGGCGTCACGACGGTATTCATCGACCGAAGGTGTCAGTTCGTCTGCGTTCTTGTTGCCGTCGACGCTGGTGTCGTAGCTGCGATATCGCTCAGCGAGCTCAGCTCCAACGCTGCAATAGATCGAACGGCGGTAAAGGTGGATGAAGTGGCTTTCGCCATTGACTTCAAACGCCGGCACAGCTGCGATGGTGGTGTATCCGTTCTCCACATGATTCAGCTTCACCTTGGCCAGTTCGCCGTTCACCTGGATCAACGCGTTGACGGTCACGACTTCAATGCGTGCATCAGTGATGCTGCCGTCCAAGCGAATCGCGGATCGCAGGTGGACGACATCGATGTCAGGCCAGAACCCGTCATTGGTGATGACAAAGGGTTCGTCGGTGCTGCCGGTGGCAATAAATCCGCTCATGGTTTAGCCCTAAGTCGGCGGTGGCCGGGGCGTCACAGCAAGGAAAGGAGATAAACCTGCTGTTCAGCCCCGGGCCGCCGGGGTTGCGGGGTACGCTCGGTCAGCTCCCTGGTGAGGGAGCAATTTTTTTCAGGAGGCGTTCAGCGCCTTCCAGATCCTTCTTGCCGCCACAGCTATTGTCGAGCTCGATGGCGCGTTTTAGCAGTTCGACAGCAGCCATTACCTGACCCGGTTGGCCCGGGTTATCAACCGTCAGCCCGGCCACGGTGGCGCGTCCCGTTGCCAGGTACAGCTTGGCCTTGACTTGGTCCGGCATGTCTTGGTCAGCGGTCAGCTCCATGGTCCTGTGCAAGATGGCCAGATCGAATCCGCCGCTGGCTTTTTGGGAGATCAATGCGCACTCGGCAATTTCCTCGGCAATCAGGCAACCGGTGGTCCGTTCGAAGCGATCTGGCATCAGCAGGTTGTGCTGCAACACATACGCTGCGATGTCGAGCGCACCGGTGTAATCGGATGCATCCACGCGCCAGATCATGATGGTAGTGAGTACTTCGTCCTGGGCGCCGTTGCCAGTTGCTAGAACCCCGTCGATGTAAGGCACGTAAGCCGGCAGGAGCTGCAACTTCAGCGCGGCTTTGCCTTCGTTCGACTGGATTTGCTTGAGGCGCAGACGGTCCTGCAGCAGCTGGGCCAGCTGCATTTCGTAGGCCGTCCCTCCCGCCATCGAAACGGCGGGCGAAGCGGCAGCAGCCTCCTGCGAGGCAAGCGCCTTCAGCCGGTGACGTTGAGCGAGGGAGAGGGCCATGGTTATGCGGCCTCTTCGATGTTTTCGACCAGGGCGCCGAGACCGAAATCTTCGATCACGTAGTCCTCGTTGGACGACTGGTAGTCGGCGATGCGATCGCGCTCCGGCTCGTCCTTGGTCATGCGACGACGGCTGCTGATCTGGAAGTAGATCGACAGGTTCTTCAGCGTGGTGATCATGATGCCGCCGTCGATGAAGAATGGTGCGTCTTCGATCGGCAGGCCGCCCAGTGTGCCGTTGGCAAGGATTCGCGCAGCTGCCAACTCGTTTTCGTTGTCGGCGGCGCCTTCGATGTTGGCCAGGAATTTCGCGTGCAGCAGGTTGCGATCGACCAGGACGACCAGATCCGGACGTTTGCGGTGCCATGGGTCCAGCAGTTGGATGGCGTCGTAAACCAGACCGTCGAGGGTCTTGTAGTCGCCGGTCGGGCCGATGGTGACCTTGCCTGCGACCTTGCCGCTGCTCAGCACACGCTCTGGCGCTTTGGTGCGGTATTTCTCCAGCCAGCCCACGTTTACGTCTTCCAGCAACGGATGTGCGGTCCGATCGGTAGTCGCCGCAACGCTTGTGCCGTTAAAGCCAATCATGATTCGGTCGAGCGCCTGACGCTCGACGATCGCGCCGGACAGGCGAGCCTGGAAGTCCGGAAATTTCGCCCAGGCATCCAACAGCGCGTAAGGGATCGCGGTGTCGAAGTCGGTTTTCTTGCAGCTGTAAGTGTCGTTCTTGAGCGAGCTCACGCCGCGAGGGTTTCGGGCGGCTTGGCTGGTGTCAGTACGGCCGGCGATGGTCGAGCCGACCCCGAGAATCACTGCCTCGCCGTCTTTCTCGTCGACGCCCAGCACGTTGATTTTTTTCAGGAAGGCACTGGATTCCTGAATCGCGGTTTCCAGCTTCTGCTGAACAGAAGGGGTGACGGTGAATTTCTCCGCCACCGACCCTACGGAGTTGATCGCGGCAACCTGTTTGGTGAAGCCGTTGAAGGCAAGTCGTGTTTCGTTACGCATGGTGTTCTCCTGGGGAGCTTGTAAGGGGCAATGTGATCAGTAGGCAGTCAGCACTGCGCCGTCGCCGCCAGGCATTGCTGGGCGCTTGGTCTGGCTGTGGTCCTGGGTTTCGCCCAGGCGCTTGATCAAGTCTGCGAAATCGGCGGTCAGCTTTTCGTGTTTGCCTTGGAGGGACTTCAGCTCTTCATCGGCTGAGGCGACGACTTTGGCCTGATCGGCGGCGTGACCGGCCAGCGCCTCGACGGCTTCGTTCAATTCGGAAAACTGAGCTTCGTCCTTGCTAGCCTTGGCCTTGCTGCGGCCGAGCAAATCGGAAACGCGGGAGAACAGGCCGTCAATCACGCTCGGGGTTTCGACGACTTCATCAAACTCCAGCTGCGCTTCGACGAGCTCCGAGAACAAGTTGTCCGGTTTGCTCTTGCGCGCCTTCAGCGGTGAGGCGTCGGGGTTTTGCGCGCTGAATGTGAGCATCTCGGTGCCCAGGCTCGCCGGCGAATCCGTGACAGCTAACCCGTCAAGGTAAGCGCGGCCGGTGTCGGCAAACTTCGGCGAGATCTCGATGCTGGTGTACAGCTTCTGGCGCGCCTTGTTCATGGCGATCAGGTCGTCAGTCGGCTCGATCTGAACAAACAGGGCCAGCTTCTTCACGCCGTTGACGTCGACTTCTTCAGTCTTCGCCGCCAGCACGTCGCCGTAGGCACGGAACGGGCTGTCTGGCAGAACGCTGCGATAGTGCTCCACCCAGACGCGAGCGCCGTAGGTGTTCGGGTTGTAAGTTTCGGCAGCATCGACCAGCCATTGGCGCTCGATCTGACGACCATCAGTGGTCGCACCTTCTACGGCGACGCGGAACCATTTGGAGCGAAACTTTTTCTTCATGGAACAGATCCTCAAGCGTTGCTGCTGGGTGCAGTTGCGTTGAGGTACATCCTCGGCAGTCGCGCGTTCGCGAGCAATCAACCCCAGTTGTAGGCCCGTTCGCTACATGGCACATAGCTACGCCTTCACGCGCGCGAGGCGTCAGCATCGCCGCCATGACTACAACCGACGCCACTCCCATCCGCGATAACCGCCGTCAGGCCAAGTTCCTCTACTGGACCGGCCTGCGGATCTGCGCGATTGCAGAAATGCTGGATGAAAAGGAAAAGACCGTTCATGCGTGGAAAACGCGTGATGAATGGGATCGGGCCGATAACGTCGAGCGCATAGGCGGTGCCCTGGAAGCGCGCCTGGTGCAACTGATCCTCAAGGACGGCAAGACCGGTGGTGATTTCAAGGAAATTGACCTGCTGCACCGTCAGTTGGAACGGCAGGCGCGGATCGAGCGATACAAGGCCGGCGGCACCGACACCGACCTCAACCCCAACCTGGCCAAACGCAACGAAGGTCCGAAGAAGAAAGCGGCTCGCAACGAGTTCAGCGAAGAGCAGATCGAGCAGCTGACCGAAGCGTTCAAGGACGGTTGCTTCGGCTATCAGTTGGACTGGTACCGGGCGAGCAATCAGCGCACCAGGGCAATTCTGAAAAGCCGGCAGATCGGCGCCACGTACTACTTTGCCCGGGAGGCATTCATTGATGCGCTGGTCTCCGGCCGCAATCAGATCTTCCTGTCGGCGTCGAAGAACCAGGCGCACATCTTCAAGGCATACATTCAAGGGTTTGCCCGCGAGGTTTGCGGCGTCGAGCTCACCGGTGATCCGATCATTCTGGCCAACGGCGCCGAGCTGCATTTCCTCGGTACCAACGCCCGAACCGCTCAGGGTTACCACGGTAATTTCTACTTCGACGAATTCTTCTGGACCTTCAAGTTCAACGAGCTGAACAAGGTCGCCAGCGGCATGGCGATGCAGAAGCAATACCGCCGCACCTACTTCTCGACACCGTCAAGCATGGCGCATGAGGCCTACACGTTCTGGACCGGCGAGCGCTTCAACAAGGGCAAGCCTGTTGCGCAGCGGCTGAAACTCGACGTTTCGCACGATGCGCTGCAGCAGGGCAGGTTGTGCGAGGACCGGATTTGGCGCCAGATCGTCACCATTCTCGACGCTGAGCAGCGCGGCTGTGATCTGTTCGACCTGGAAGAGCTACGACTCGAGTACAACGCGGACGCTTTCGCGAATCTGCTGATGTGCCAGTTCGTCGACGACGGCGCGAGCATCTTCCCGCTCAACGTCCTGCAGCCCTGCATGGTCGACAGCTGGGTCGAGTGGTCCGAGGACTACAAACCTTTCGCCGCGCGGCCGTTTGCCGATCGGCAGGTATGGATTGGTTACGACCCGGCTGAAACCGGTGACAGCTCTGGTCTGGTGGTCGTGGCCCCGCCGTTGGTGCCGGGTGGGAAATTCCGCGTGCTCGAGCGCCATCAGTTCCGGGGCATGGACTTCGCGGCGCAGGCCGAGGCGATCCGCCTGGTCACCATGCGCTATTGGGTGACCTACATCGGGATCGACATCACGGGTATGGGCTCCGGCGTTGCCCAGCTGGTGCGCCAATTTTTCCCCAATGTGACGACCTTCAGCTATTCGCCAGAGGTGAAAACGCGCCT